CCAGCCATTGAGTGGCTGAGTAGCAGAAAAGACCAGACCTTCAACCCGGAACATCGGCTTCCGGTTGGTAAAGCATATGAAGATTACAAGATATGGACGAAAAAAGAGGGGCATAGACAGAGTGCTAAAAACGCTTTCAGCCGCGTTGTCAACGGGCATGTGCAGGCAGTCAAGGATGGTAACGGTAAGACCGTATATGTAGGGCTAAAACTTCAACCAGTGACACACTTCGATGCACTGGAAAACTAGATGGAGGCACGATGAGAACGACACTGAACCAACGGACAATCGACAATGTACGAGACCTACTCACTTGCCCCATCAGTCGAGGGATGCTCGAACCGATCACGTTAAACTACAACGCATTTATAGACATCTGCACCGCGCAGGTAGAGAAGCCGTGGGGCTGGACTAATACCCTACTCACCGATAACCGCATGTGTGGAGAGTGCGAAGTTTATAAAGCGATTGTAGAGGGTAGACAATTCGATCCGCCTACCGGGATAACCGTCACTCCACTGATAGCGCTTGTCAGTAGAAGAGAGGCGGACATTCGCGCTGCATCATTACGACCACCGATAGCACACATACCTTACAGTGAACCAGAAAAAATAGAGGAGTAACAATGTGGATACTACCGAAAAATCACCGACTGTACTTTCTTTATGCACCGGATACGGAGGACTCGAAAAAGGTATTGCAGGAGTGCTTGGAGAAGTCACCGTCCTCGCTCATGTGGAGATCGAAGCCTTCGCAATTGCGAACCTGGTTGACAAGATGGAAACGCAACGAATGGTTCCAGTGCCTGTCTACACGAATGTTAAGACCTTCCCGGGAAGAAAGTTTCGAGGACACGTTGATATCCTCACTGGGGGCTACCCCTGCCAGCCGTTCTCAGCAGCCGGTAAACGGCTCGGAGAGAAGGATGAAAGACATCTTTGGCCCTACATCAGAAAAATCATCGACGACGTTCAGCCCCGAATGTGTTTCTTTGAAAATGTTGAAGGACATATTTCCAAAGGACTCGACACAGTACTCTGTGATCTGGAAGAAGATGGTTACAGTGCATCGTGGGGAGTATTCTCAGCGGCTGAAGTTGGCGCACCGCACCAGAGAAAACGGGTCTTTATTATGGCCCACAGTAACCCTGGGAGAGGAGAAGTACAGGCTGAACGGCAACTCTCAAGCGAGGACAGGTGGCCTGCAAGACCAGGCGAACCCCAACACGAATGGGAAGAACCAAGGACAACTTAACTGGCTTACTCCGAGAGCGAATGAGACAAATGAGTCACCGGATAAATTCGTGAAGCGCAACGCAGACAGGGGAGAACATTGTCACGGCACCTCGACAAGTCAGGTTAACTGGTCTACTCCAGAAGCACGAAACAACAAGGGCTATCACGTTCAAAAGGATGGCTCTAGGATTGAGAAAATTGGCACTCAGGCAGGAACGGGAAAACTCAACCCTGATTGGGTAGAGCAGTTGATGGGCCTGCCCCCAGGACACACGCAACTGAACGGATCAGGAGACAACCGCGTAGATCGTTTACGGCTACTCGGCAACGGTGTTGTTCCTGCCACGGCAGAGAAAGCGTTCAGGACATTGTTAGAAAAAATTAGTTGACATCATAAAGTATAAAGATTACTTTAGTAAGTAACAAGTCAATAGTGACTTTAAAAAATCAAAGGAGAAAGAAAATGCAAAAAGAAATCAAGGCATTAAGTAAAGCGATTGAGAATCTGTTGACAGTCATACTCGTCAAAGAACAAGTACAGGGGAAAGCACAACCAGAAATCGTAGCTCCGCCTGCGGACACTCCTGTTGCGCCTGCCGTTCAAGCTGCTCCGGTAGCTCCCGCTGCTCCAGTAGCACCTGCCGTTCAAGCTGCTCCGGGTCCGCAGACCCATGATGAGGTACGGGCACACCTGTTACCGATCATCCAGTCTAATCAGGAAGCGATGACCGCAGTACATGGCATTCTGACCGGAACTTTCCAGGTCAACGAATTGACTTCACTTCCCGCTGATCAGATTCCTGCGTTCATGGAAGCAGTTAATCAGGCACTTGCGGCGTAAGGAGGTTTCGCCATGACAAAAACATATAGCGCGGAACATGCTAAATTATTACCCCCCAGTGCGTCAGACCGCTGGACGGTATGTACTGCCTCCGCCGCCATCTGTGCTACCTACGACGATGAGCCGGGAGAGGACGCGATCAGGGGAACCGAGGCACACTACTTGCTGTTAGACCAAGCGGTCAAGCAGCGTAAACATCCAAGAGAGATTGACCCGGAACATCACTCAATCGAGGCGGTATCTTTTGCCTATGATCAGATAAAGCATCTATTTGATGTTCCCGGTATCCAGATTTTTGTCGAGATCCAGGTGAAGTATAGCGACGATCTCTGGGGAACGATAGACATGCTGGTTATCTTTCCTGATGGCAGGATGATCGTCATTGACTACAAGAACGGGGTATTACCTGTTGAGGCTGACTGTTTACAAGTACTAATCTACAAAGCTGCGGCACTCAAGACTGCGGCATGGATGTCTCCGGTGCCAATAACCAAGGTGGGCAGCATCATTATCCAGCCTAACGGTTTAGATGGCCTACCGACTAAGACTATTGAGCGTACTGTTGCCGAAGTTGAGCAGGAGATGGCTGAGAAGGTGCTTCCGGCAGTCGAGGCAATCGGTAAAGATGACGGCTCGCAGGAGTTCGTCGTGACGGAGAAGGGCTGTAAATGGTGTCCTCATGGGAGATCAGGGAACTGCGGACCCTTTAACCGTAACGCCCTTGATATCGTCAAGTCACATTTCGATCCGGTAGGCGAGCTGGTAGTACCGGAGACGGAGACAATAGAGTCTCTTACTGATGATCAGTGTGCCAAGATTCTCGCCGCTCGTCCACTGTTCAAGAAGTTCATCACTGCCATAGAGGACCGCTCTCTTGCTACCGTCAAGTCCGGCGGCAAGATACCTGGATTCAAGATGGTCAATGGTCGGTCAAGTTCCTCCTGGAGCCATGATACAGATGCTGAAACCCTGGAGTTCCTGACCAAAACGTTAAAATTTAAAAAAGGAGATGCAGTAACGGAGAAGGTATTGACACCTGCCGCAGCGACCAAGATGGTAAAGGCGCTGAAACGGAACAAAGATGCGAAACTGGCCCTGCTTGACGAGGCTATAACCCGAACAGAAGGCAAGCTCACGCTTGTATCAGAAGACAGTAAAAAGAAAGAAGTCGTAATGTTTCAAGAACTGCCTGCGATAGATGCAGGCTCAGTATTAAGCTAAAGGAGAAAGAAAAATGGGAAAGATATTTAATTTAGAATCAGTAGTACTCAACTGGCCGAGTATTTTTACTGCTCAGGGCAGTAAGAAGTTCCCCAACAACGCACCGAAATTCAGCGTATCCTGCGTGATCGAGGCGAATAGCCCGAACCACCATGCACTGGTTAACGCCATGAACGAGGTTGCGGCAGAGAATTTTCCAGATGGTGGCTGTAACTTCCCGGAGCTTAAACCCTCGGCAGACGGTAAAACCGTCGAGGTACGTGCCTCGGCAAGTGCTGACAACCCGCCAGGGGTTCTCGATGGGCAGAAGAACGAGATCCTCCAACCCGGGGAGATCTACTCCGGAGTGGTCGCTAATGTGGCTGTCGATGTTTACGCCACTACCACTTACAATCGGGTGTGTATCGGCCTGCTCGGAGTGCAGAAGGTGGCGGACGGCCCTCGTATGGACAATCGCCCCGACCCGACTGAGCTGTTCAAACCGATCAACGTGGTTAACACCATTCAACCGCAACCCGGCGCACCGACTGTGGGCAAACTTTTAGGATAGGAGACTGAGCGTGGCGCACTTTATCATAAATCGCACATGGGAGATGCCGAGTAAATGGACGTTCAAGATGAAGTGCGTCAAATCTCTACTCTCCTCTTATGTAGTAGGGGATTTTGCGGACCCGTTTGCGGGGCTATATTCTCCGGCTACTTTCCGTAATGATATCGAAGAAGCGAGAAATTCAACCCATCAGATGGACGCGCTAGATTTCTTAAAGTCTTTTGATGAGGACAGCGTTGACGGGGTACTGTTCGACCCACCATACTCAGTCGAACAATGCCTCCGAAAATACACCCCGAAACAGAACGGAACGGCGGGACGAGCAGAATATTGGGCTCGTTGTAAAGATGAGATAAAGCGCATTATCAAGCCGACAGGCTTGGCTATCTCTTTCTGTTGGGATAGCACTGGAATAGGTAAAAAGCGCGGTTTTAGCATAGAAGAAATCTTACTGATTTGCCACGGGGCGTGTCACAACGACACAATAGTTACTGTCGAGAGAAAAAAATTAAACGTTAATAAACTCTTAGGATAATGCCATGAAACTGACCCTCGACTTTGAAACATACTCGGACCTCGATATCGCCAAAGTCGGGGGCTACCGCTATGCCATGCACCCCAGCACCAGAGCATTGATGCTGGGGTGGAAGATTGACGACGAACCTACCCAGATATGGGATATAGCTTCCGGTGAAGAGATGCCCACCCTTCTTTCTTGGGCTATATGGGACTCGATGTTGTCAGAAGTTACTATTCATGCGTTCAATGCGAATTTCGAGAGATTGATACTTAAATACCATGCAAATATTGACATACCGATAGATCGTTTCAGGTGTTCGATGGTACGCGCCTACAGTTTGTCGTTCTCTGGTGGGCTTGACGATATACTTGCACAGTTCCTGCCGCACCTGAAGAAAGATCCACGGGGTAAGACACTGATGAACAAGTTCAGTAAGCCTCAACCAAAGAACCAGAAGGTGCAGCACTGGGACCGCAGCAACGCTCCAACGGAGTGGGAAGAGTACAAGGAGTATTGCATACAGGACGTTGAGGTAGAGTATGAGCTGACGAAAGCCTTAGAGGCGTATCCCTATCCCGACTCTGAGCAGGAGCTGTATATACTTGATCAGGAGATAAACGATAGAGGCGTACCCATTGACCGTGAACTGATCAACTCAGCGATCAAGATCAGTAAGAAAGAAAAGAAACGATTGAAAGAATACTTGCAGAAGAAAACCGGACTCGATAATCCCAACAGTAACCAGCAGTTTTTACCCTGGCTGAACTGGCATTGGGTATTCGCTCCAAACATGCAAAAAGACACCATCACTGCCTTGTTGGAAAGAGACGACCTTACCCCTTTGGTGAGAGACGCTCTTATCCACAAGCAGCAACTATCGAAGACTTCGGTAACGAAATACAATGCCTTCGCTAAATGCATCTGCGACGATGACAGAGTGCGGGGCATGTTCCAGTTCGCCGGAGCGCAGAGAACAAGTAGATGGGCCGGACGGATCGTGCAGCTCCACAACCTCGCACGAGGCGGAGCGGTAACGAAAGACCCCGGTACTCTGGCTGATACGATGGTAGCTGGAGGCCATGAAGCAGTACAAACCTTATACGGTCCACCGATGATAGCACTCTCTGATGCTATCCGGTGCGCCATAACCTCGGAATGATATGTTAAACATTACTGATCTCAAGAGCATAGAGTCGAGAGTCCTCGGCTGGATAGCCGATTGTAAAGGTATAAACGAGGCCTTTGCAACGGGCATGGATACCTACACGATATTCGCTGCCGAGCTCTACAATATCCCTTACGATCAGGTCAGTAAGAAGCAGCGGAACTTCTGTAAACCGCCGGTGCTCGGCGCTGGTTATCGTCTCGGGCCCAAGGGCTTGGTAGCATATGCCAAAGGGATGCACATCATCATCAGTGAAGCGGAAGCAGAGACCATGATCGACCTGTTTCGTAACAAGCTATATCCAGAGGTACCGAGATTCTGGGACTGGTGTAAGTCTGCGGTATTTACTACCACCCGGACAGGCGGCAGGGTAGATGGCCCCCACGGGCTCTACACCCACGCTCACGGTGAGTTCTTGTTCATCCACCTACCGAGTGGTAGACAGATAGCATACCATAAGCCGCAGATAATAGACTTACCAGCACCATGGGACAAAGAGCAGTTGATACCGCAGTTCACGTTCATGGGTAGAGACAAACTCACGCATAAGTGGACCCGGATTAACGCACACGATGGGCATATCTGTGAGAATATCGTGCAGGCACTGGCAAGAGATATCCTGGCGGTATGGATGATGCGAGTAACCCAGAGGGGCTACGATATCGTACTCCACGTTCACGATGAGATCGGAGTAGAGCATGACGAGAATGTAGTAGAGAAACTTAACGCCCTTATCAGGGAGCCGGTAGTATGGGCGCCAGGGCTGCTCCTCGACGCTGAGGGGTTCACTACTAAACGATATAGAAAGGGGTAACTTATGACACCTGAATCTATTGGATGGCTAATCATTTGTATCTATTTCGAGGCACGAGGGCAGACTTTTGAGGAGAAGGTGAAAGTCGGTCATGTGGTCTATAACCGCAGTGTCAAAAGAGACCTGCCGATAAAAGAGGTTATCAACCAGCCCTACCAGTTCTCTTTTATGAATGAGCCAAGAAGACTGGCTATTAAAGACTTCAACGCTTACATAGAGTGCGTCCGGGCAGCGTATGTGGTGGACGAGGAGCAACAGAAAGGGCTGGACTTCTATAAAGCAAACCACTATCACGATCACACCATCGAGCCCCCTGTCTGGACTCGCGGTATGACCGTAGTAGAAACAACAACCGATTTCACATTTTACCGAGGATAAACATGAAACTAGATATCGACAAATTGAAGAAAATGACTGTACCTGAGAGGGTCACAGAGTTCATGACAGCGCACGGGACGAACCATCAGCTCCTGTTGAGAGCCTGGAAAGATCCGGAACACGCGCCGTTCCACGATGATCTGGACGTATTGATCCTCTGTCTTGCCTATGAGATACAAAAGGACAAACCCAAGAAAGCTGTCATTACCCGGCTCCGGGGGCGTATCTCCAAGGTTCGCCAGGCACAAGAGACCTTTGACTTTGAGTATCACCTTAATCCCACTCCGGATTTCTTGATGTGAAAGAGTCTGAGATTGAGAAAAAGTCGTGTGCATATGTCCGTAAAAGGGGTGGCATACCCTACAAGTTCACCTCTCCAGAGCGGGTAGGTGTTCCTGACCGGCTGAACGTGTTGCCGAACCAGGTGATCGTATTCATCGAGTACAAGGCGACAGGCAAGAAGCCAACGGTAGGGCAGACTAGAGAGATGGACCGACTCAAGGCGCTCGGACAGTATGTCTACTGGTCAGACAGTATCGAGTTTGCTACGTTTTTAATTGATTTCCACATGGAGTAGCTATGGACGACTGCATAAGAAAAATGATCAAGATTCATGATGAGAATTACTACTTGATCGCTGGCACCAGGTTTATCCATGTAACCTGCCCACGAGAGAATGACCCGAATATAAGTCGGGAACGCGAAGCGATTGAGCTAATATGCCAGGAATACAATAAACTGATGGAGGAGGACTCATGAAAGAATACACCGTTACCATATCCAAGACCGTTCAGGAGCAGCAGTACGAGCCCATCACGGTCTCACTGACTACCAAGGGGTCTTGCCCTGCCGAACAGTACGAACAGGAGCAGGACGCAGCATATCAGCAGCTCAAACAGAAGATCCAAGCGATCTTTACACCGAAACCGGAGGCGGATTGGTTATGACTAAAAAAGATATGCAGGAATTAGTGATCGCTCTCGTTAAAGCAGAAGGACACTATCACCGTCAGAGTCAAAGATTCGCTGACTCTCCAGCTACTGCTGAAAAAGCACTGGCTATGGCAGGGTACCATCACGCGAAACTAAAAATGACTGAAGCTAAAAACATACTGCAAACTGAATTACGCCTCAGAGCCAATGTTAAGCGTAACTGACCTCTACCCCTACCAGAGTTACGCCAAGGATTACATACTGTCGAAGAACGGCAGTATGCTCTGGCTGGACATCGGGCTGGGGAAGACCATCATAGCCTTGACTGCTATCGAGGCACTGCTTGACCAGTACAAGGCCAAAGGTGCCCTGGTGATCGCTCCGGTGAAGGTGGTTGAAGCCGTATGGATGCAGGAGGCGGCGAAGTGGTGCCATACCAAGCGGCTCACATTCTCCATGGTTCGCGGCACACCGAAAGAAAGGAAGGCTGCACTGCTGAAACCGGCGGAAATCTACCTGATAAACTATGAATCCATCCAATGGTTAGAGAAAACTCTCGAATCGTTATTTTTTAAAAATTTGCCTTTTGACATTGTGGTCTTTGACGAAATTTCAAAAATGAAACACACCACCTCAAAACGATCAAGAGCGTTCTACAAACTCCTCCCGCACATGACCTATCGGGTAGGGCTCACCGGCACCCCAGCCTCCAACGGTGTCATTGACCTCCACGGTCAGTACATGGTGGTAGATGGCGGTGCCAGGTTAGGACCGAACATCACCTCCTACCGGGAGCGGTACTTTACCTACAATCAGTACAGCAGGAAGTATCAGCCTCGGCGGGGATCTACCAAGGAGATCATATCCAAGATCACCGACATCACGATTGAGATGGCTGCGGATGACTACCTGCAACTGCCGCCGCTTGTTGATGTTGACAGAACGCTGAAACTCCCTGACGATATACTGAAACAGTACAAAGAGTTTGCAAAAGATTTTTTCCTGGAGATTAACGGCGATGAGCTTGAAGTGTTCTCCTCCTCTGCCAAGAGTGCCAAGGAGCGACAGCTCGCTAACGGCGCAGTCTATACTAATCAGCCGGGAGAAGAGAGAGCCTGGACCGTGTTTCACGATGAGAAGCTGGACATGCTGGAAGAGTTGGTTGATGAGCTAAACGGTCAGCCCCTGCTCGTCTGCTACCAGTTCATCCACGATAAGATTCGAATTAAAGAACGGTTCCCTGATGCGGTGTTCATAGATAACAATAACGTAGCACCGATTGTCGAGGACTGGACAAACGGAAAGACTAAAATACTGGTCGGTCATCCACAGAGCATGGGCCACGGACTGAACCTCCAGTACGGCGGCAACCATATATGCTGGTTCGGCCTCACCTATAACCTCGAACACTACGAGCAGGCTATCGGCAGGCTCCTGCGTAACGGACAGAAGAAACACACGGTGTTCAACCACCGACTACTGGCTGAAGGAACGATAGAAGACTGGATCTCCAAGGTGATCAGCAGCAAAGACGCTACTCAAGACACTATCCGCCGAGCAGTTAAAAACTACAAGGAGGTGCAGATGCTATGACAGACAGAATACTAGTTTTATCATGTGCTATAGTTGTAGTGGCGATGCTTACCGCAATCCTCTTAAAAGACTTTCCTGACCCAACACCAGAGGAGCTGCGTCTGATTCAGATAGAACAAAGACTAGACAGACTAGAGGAGCAGGTGCTATTATTTTAGCTACTGACGCCCGCCAATAGGAAGCAGCGGGATGGTCCTGTGTGGATTTTCTAATGTTATAGACCTCCCCTCATAGCCTCCGCCGGACAGTCTCCCACCGAGTGACATTGCTGGAGGTGTGCGGTTTTCGGTGGGCCTGGGGGTACGATCATCAAAGTACCCACCGGACAGTCGATGACCGAGGCTTCCTGCGCCTGCGCCTATGCCACCCTTTAGACCATCAACGAGTCCTTTCATCTCTGCTTTAAGTACTTTCTCTCTTGCCATTCTGTCCAGATTTTCGGGGATCTGTTTAAGTATTCGGTTTATCTCAGTACCGGAGGAGGCAAACCTTTTCCATAAGATGTCTGCCGCTTTATCCGAGAGTTCCGTTTTCTGTAGATAAGATATTACCTCGTTCACTCCCAGTCCTATGGCACCGATTCCGCTGTACGCCCTCTTTCCCTCTAGTGAACTGAACAGGCTCTGAATCCCCTCGGCGTTTCCTGCCATGAGATCCCTCCCTGCCTGCTTTCCCTGGAGCTTCGCCCCAAGCATAACTGCCTCTGATACATCGGCGAAAGTGTCTTCTCTCACTGCTATATCTTTTGCTGACTGAGCTTTATTGCCACCGAAGATTAGCCCTATTTGATCTCTTTCAGTCTTTGAGCCAAGCGATTCAAGAAGTTTATCGCCTTTTTTTGCATAGTGAACCAGCGCCCCTCTCCGAAACATCGCTTTACCTGATTCATCCAGCTTGCCTAAGACTGTCGGGAGAGACTCAAGGTCGATTGGGTTATTAAATTCGTCCTTAAATGACCGCCCGCTGTAGAAGGCTTGTTCATTATCTATAGCACTATTATACCGGGCGCGGAGGGTGTTCATCTTAGGATCGCCGTTGCTTCCCTTAGCAATCTCCCTTAACTCTCTTTTCCTGCTCATCCAAGAAGCGGAGCTAACCCCCACCTCTTCTGCTTCGGTTATTCTTTTCTGGATCGCTTTACCTAACTGGTCAACATACGCCTCATCCATAATAGGTATATTAACATCTTTTTCACCTTCGAGGAGCCTCCCTTCAGCATCAGTTTTCCCTGGAAGTTTTTGGTTTTTTGGTTTCAGCCCTTCAGCCTCTAGTTCAATCTCAACCTCTTTAAGCAGAGGTTTTATTTTTCCAAGTTTTGTAAACTCTTCCAACTCATCTACGTTCTTTATAGGCACTCCATGTAATTCTCTAATCCGGGTGTCCATCTGTTTGCCCACGGACTTCGTGACGGTCCCCAGCATTGTTCTGTACTTGGTAGAGTTGGCTATAGCCTGTTTATCCGCCTCAAAACCTGATGCTACCCGGTTAATCACGGCGTCCGGTTCTTGTCGAGTGACGTACTCACTTCTCCTTACTTGATTAGCTATGTCATCGCTCCTCGCCGCGAGTAATGGGGTCACTGACGCCCCAGTCTCTGGAATAACATCAGCCACGGTCTCACCATTGAGATAGTCTTGCTCACTTAGCCGTTTAGCCTCTTCTGCACTACCCCCGGTACGAGTATACAGGTATCCGAAAGCATCGTCTGCTTCTCTCAGCGCGGCCTTGTCCGTCGGAACCCTTTTTGTGTTGGAGAGCATGTCATTTATGCCGCGCCATACCTTGGGCACACCCTTCGTTACCCCTTTTACTATCGGAGGCAACAGTCCTGTAGCTCCTGCGCCTAACCCGGCACCGTAGCCTGCGGCTGCTGTTTTCTCACCCCGTGGAGCATCTCCCCAAGCAGTAACCCCGCCCTCTCCCGCACCTAACGCCATCAGCATCCTCCAGGTTGCCGGGTTTGCCGCCTTAGTAAGTACGGTTCCTCCCGCCGTAGTCATCCCCACGTTCAGGGCGAGATTGGTCTTTGGGTTTGAGAGCTTATGTGCTTTCTTCAAATCGTCAGAGGTGTCAATACCTTTGCGGTAGCTGTCAGCAACATTAGCGCCAAAGTCCTCGAAGTTCCCACTCTGTACTGCTTTTACCCCAGCGTTGAATACCGCCCGGATACCTTGATCAATCTCATTCCCCAGATTCATAACTGACGCGTCTATCCCTGTCTGTTGGAACCCTGGATGAGTCACATTTAAAACCGCGTCTACCAAAAACTGTTTTATGTCCTCCGGCCCTTTCGGGGTAGATTTCGCAAGGCCAAGTGGATTCGGGTTCGGTGGTGCTGTCGGTGAGCCGTCGCCGAGGGTACTGATGGGCGGACCCATAGGTGTCAGTCCATCTCGTCCCATTCTCGACGTCATGGGTGGGGGTGGGGGTGCTTCTGGTTGGTTAGTAAGCTCCGTGTCGCCTTCACCATATTTAGCATAGAGTTCTGCGGCTATTTGTTGAGCTACTTCTTTCTCCCCCTCGCTATCTGCGAGAATTATAGCATCTTCATATTCTTGACGAGTAGCCATTATTGCCTCCTTACCCTATCGAGATACCCCTCAACCGTCTTTTTATTCTTTTCTTTAGTGCTGTCCCCCATCAGTCGGGAAGCTCTTTCTTCCCACCAACCTTCAGGCATTGGTATGTTGTGTTTCTTGGCGTCTTCAGGTGTAATTTTGTCTAAAATAGCAGTGTATACAGTCTCAAAATCGTCTGCACGTTGTAGGAAAATCTCAGATTCGATTCCGGGGTCTAGTAAACCATACTTTGTCATAAGAAGTTCAAGTTCTGGTTTACTAATTGCTCCAAGTGTTGCCCCTGAATCTTTTATATCTTTGAGGGTCGTGAAGGTTGAGTCAGATAACATAGAGGCTACGTGCGTTTTTATCTGTGAATAAGGCATCTCAGAGATTGTGCCCCACCCGGATGCTATTTTCGCTGCCGTTCCCGTAGCGCCCAGTCCGTGTTTGAATGCCACCGCTCTCGCTTGTCTTAATCCTTTAAGGGCCATGAGTTTTCCCATAGCGTCCCTCTGCGTAGCACCACTTCGCCTCTTCTCAGCCCTCTCTTCCTCTGCTGCCGCCCTCTCACCTACGTCTTCGGCGTTAGCCGTAGCTACAGTATTTTTGAATGTTGTTGAGAGGGTCTTCGCAGCGTCTGGGTCTACTAACGCGACAGCATCAACGAGCGGTTTCCAGTTCTTTGAGTCTTCCTTAAATGCTCCCGCCGCGTCGACTACCGCATCCTGAAACTTGGGGTCTCCGGCGTTAAATACATTAGATACCAGAGGCCCTTTACCCGCCTGTTCCGCTGTGTTCAGTTCTTCCCACATAGGACGATTCTCTTTAAAGAGTCGTTGATCGGCAGTAAGATTTTTATTCGGGTCATTAAACTCGGTCTGTTTATTTTCGAACTCGGTCTGTTTATTCTCAAACTCTATCTGTTCTTTGAGAGGCTTCGAGGCGTCACCCGAGGGGTCTTCTGCGTCCAGCAGAGGTATAGCGGCTTCCCGAGAGAGCTGTTTCGCCCCTACTGCTTGCAGAATCGGGTCTGTCTTTGCTCTGACAGCAGCCAGTCGAGCCTCTTCAGCAGCAGCCTCGGCGTCTTCTCTCTTCAGTCGCTTATCCCGAGACTCCATGAGGTTATTGTAGAGGTTCGTCTTCTGTGCCTGCAACACCGCACTGGTAGGGCTTATGGTGGCCTCATTCCGCCCCAGTCTGCCGATGTTCCCGAAGATATTCCCGATCAGGGTATTCTGCGCTAAATCTCTATTCATAATAGTCTCCTGTTAATCGACCCACCACTGGCCCCTTCTGACACCCGACCCTGGGCGGCGGAAGTCTATCTCCCCGATACCTTGCCCGATATGCCCGCCAGCGCTTATGCCCTCAAGCAGATTGAACCCTCTCTGTGGACTACTGCTGCCGAAATTTCTACTGCTGCCCTGATTACTGCTGCTATTATTACCTTGGCTGAAGGAGCTGCTGCTACTGCTGCTATTAGTCTCTATACCCTGACCCTGGACAGCCGCCATATAGTTCATGAGTTGCTGCCAGCCGAAGTCCTGCTCCGCCTGTGCGTCCGAGACATTACGACCGAAGGCGTTGTAGCCTCCCTGCTGCCCTGCGAGGTATCTGTTCAGAGCACTGTCTATCTGGTCTCCTCCTGCCTGCTCTATCCCTGCGTTCTGCAAGGTGTTCTGCATACCCTGAGTGTCCCGGTTGAGTCCGTAGTTCGCACCGAACTGAGACATTCCGTACTGGTTCTGGTTCGCTCTTGCGGCAGCGTCTCCATAAAGTTCAGTGCCTATATCCATCGAGCCGAGGCCAAGGTCGCGGGCGTTACGGGCTAACTGCTTATTAAGCATCCCGGAGGACACCCCTTCAGCTACTCCCTGCCTGGAGCCGCCGTACTGTCCGGAGAGCATCGCTCCACTGCGGATAGAGGGGGCTATCTGGTTGGTAAACATATCCCCCGCGTCCTGCACCGCATCACCGTAGCCCACCATGGCTCGGTTGGTCGCTGCCTGTTGCATCGCGTCCAGACCTCTGGTATCCGCCTGACCGCTGAGAAACTGATTCATTGAGCCCTGGACGTTTGGATCTGTGCCTTGGAGGGTGTTGCTGTACCGGTCTCCGAAGCTCCCCGCCTCGTCCATCATCTGCTGTACTGCACCCGGATTGGTCAGGTACTGCTGGAGCATCGCCGCTGTAGCAGCGTTCATGCCTTGCTGCTCGGGAGTCTGTCCAAAGTAGCCCTGGTCCAGGTTTTCGAAATACCGGTCCTTAGCTTCAGGGAAAATTCCGCCTTCTCCCTGTAGATAAGGCTTCATATACTTCGCCGGACCGGTGTGCGACTTACTCGATGAACTGCTGCCGCTGATATTACTACCGGAAGAACTCCCGCTATTCTGGCTACTACCGCCAGTGTTCGATCCCCCACCGCTTTGCCCGCCGGTAGCAACCGAGGCTAAACCGCCCGCCGCTGCACCTATCGCCGGACCTATTAGATTATCCCACCATGCCATAACTACCTCCTTGCGCCTCTCCTCGGAGGCCATATAATCCGTCTAGCTAAACTATTACCTTCTGACAGATGCCTGTCTGATTCCTGATTAATCCTTGGGCCGAGGAGCCCTGCGGCTCGTCGTATGTCCATGTCGTCCTCTGAGGCCATGATATAGTCTCCTAGCCCACCACCAAGATAAGATAAGAGTGGTCCGCCAATAATGCCACCAAAGAGAGATCCGGTAGTGTTCAGCCCTCGCCGCCAAGCATTATCCTTATCGGCATCAGCCATGTAGTCCATGTTCATCCCTACGGCCTCGGCGGCCTTCCGAGCCATCTTCTTTTCCCGAGAGGTCAGAGTGTTCCAGTCGTCTTTACGAGCCACGTATTCCGCCCTATCTGCGACTTGAGGGTGTCCTCCGGTGTATGCATCCATATACCGGCCTGTCTTGTCTGCGCCCCCAAGCATACTACTCCCGGTGTCGTTGTCCAGTTGCTGCTGAGTTGACCAGTCTGGGAAGTAGTCTGTTGCCGGTGCCAGTTGATTTGTCACCGGTGCCAGTTGATTTGTCGCCAGTGCCTGTCGGTCAGCAGCGGCTAAGGCGCTTGCCATAGCCTCCTGACTGTAGGAGGTCGGTGCTTGCCTGGGGGCTGGGGTGTAACTGCTTGGATTTCCAATGCCGAGCCCCTCGTAGCCCCCATAACCGGTGGCACTTCCCGTGTTACCAAACTCCGCTATACTACCGTCATCATTCTGGAGCATTAGCTTGTCTCCTATACCTTAGATTGAGTATCTTGTTTCCAAAAGACGTTAATCAAAACAAACACTCCACTGAAAAAGGCAGCAAAAGCACTCTGGTATTCATCTGCCAGTGTCCAGCCACCCACACCAAACAGAACTGCAATTGCGCTCCACGTACTCGGTTCTTTTAGTCTCTCCAATACGTACTTAATATTCATTACATTCTCCTTTAAAATATCCTATGTGACTGCATTTCTGAACTGCTCCAAAATAGATCATCGCCATTTGGCAGGCAGCTAAGTGGTCGTTTATATTTTGTATCTGATCAAGCTCGTAATCTACAATTGCCAATATATTGTCACGTAGCATCCGGTTGTGCTGAATGAAATTCTCTTCAGATGGTTCGATTTTTCTGGCCTCGTCATGAATCCAGCAGGCCGCAGATATTCGTACATAACCGTGAATGACTTCAGGCACTAGCCAGTTGCCAATCCCATCACCAGCACCGCAGTAGCTACCAAAATCCAAGTAACTGTCATGTGGCAACCTGATCATAGACCCGTTGACCATCGGTATTTGCAACAGCGGGCCACCCAGATTGTACTTAACTGTTTGTATCATATTCCACCACCTTCCAGTAATAACCTTTATCACATCCATTGAACCGTATGGGACGCTCGATAAATTTCTTACCTGGGTTGACAGTGACATTATGGTCTGCACAACATTCCGTTTCATACGATGGCATCGGTGAGTAAGGCCAGATTGTTTTCCCTTTCACTCGTTCACGGGCAAGATCGTTCTTCGTGTTCTGCTCGTTAAAACGCTCTAGCTTGAAAGTAGCTGGGTCTTTACAGTAAAGGATATCATTGAATTTCAGGGGTGTGTCTTTATGTACTGTCGTTGTCGTCACAAATTTCTGAAACGTTCCCACCTGTACGGATTCATAGAGTGGCACCACATCATGGTATTCTATCCAATGTTCGGCATCAAGGTTCACCAAATAAACCTCACGGGCCGCGTGACCCAGAAGCAGGGCAACCGCAAGATACACGACCCACAACGTAGTTCTCACCTCTCTACTCATAGCTGCACCCGTCCCTCTAAAACCCCTCTGAGCAAGTAAAGAATAATTGCGCCTGAAGCTATCCGTAAGCCCCAGATAAGGTGACCGTAGTTTGTAGTGATTACTTTGATTTCCTCCTTGGTCGCGCATCTGTCCATCCTCGCGTAGCATTGCGTTTTTATCTCATCACACCTACTTTTTGGCAAAGAACAACCTTTGACATCTTTGAGGTCTTCCCGCAGAGACTCAATTTTTTTATCAAGCTGCCTCTGGTGTTCCCGGCAATTCTCTGCATGATTCTCAAGATCGTGTCGTAATATTTCAAGTGCTGGCATTTCATGTCATCCTTGACCGCGAATCTTATTAACATAGTCTGTCAGGTCAATCGACTTTGGACTCTTGCGCTTACTCCATCCAATTGAGTGCATCCAGCCAGCATCAAACTTATGTACCACACCTGACTTATCCCTGATTTCGAACTGCGATTCATGATCTCCGTTGGCTAAACCCTCGCTCGGTTCCAATTCACCGTACAGTTTTGCTGACTTAATCTCAGCACTGCATAGAATTGTACTGAAGTCTGCACGAAATATACCGGCTTTGCCGTGATCCTTTTTTATAAAAACCACACCGCTCTTGGGAGACTCCCATTTCCACGTTCCATTCTTTTCGTAATCAATCTTCAGCCACATGCTAGTAAACCACAAACCGCACTCCCC